GGTAGTACTATCATTACTATATGGCGCTAACGGTTCCACTAAAATATCACCTCTCATAGTATTTAAAATTGGATCAGGCAAACTATTTGGAGCAATCGTTTTTACTAATGATAACATATTTGCCAACTGTTTAGCACTAGTAATCTCATAAGGAGTATTACGTCGATTATAACGTACACCAACATTCAAACCTCCAATAACAGGGTACGTCATTTTTTCAAGATTCATAAAACTACTAGATGGAATTTGACCTTGAACAACACTATCTAATTGTGCTTTTAAATTAACATCGCACATAGCAGAATAACCAGTAGCTCCCATTTGATACGTACTTGGCATAGCCCATTGAAAATCATCACCAACACTAACAAAAATTTGATAATAAATCGGATTGACAGTAGCAGCAGAACTAGTTAAAGTAGATAACAATTGAAAAGCTAAAACACCATTATTTGCTTTTTGTAAATTAGCATTTCCATAAGTACTATTGGTTAACCAAGCAGTTGGCTGAAACATAGGAATTGCAAAACTATAATCAGTTTGCTCATTAACATCCATAACAACATTATACAAATTTTGTGTAACTGCTGTTCCATAATTTGTGCTAGCTATGTCATTACTCGGTTCCCAATAAGCTCTAACACGACAAGAATGAAAACTTGAAGAAACAAAAGAAACGTGGAATCGAAAAGATCCTCGCCACATTTGAAACATTCTTGAAATATATTCGACTGGTGCACCATAATAACCAGTAGCATCATAAGCATTGGTATAATCTGTATAAACCATACGCATAGGATTTAATATTAATTTGTACAGATTCGCACCAACATTTAAAGTAGATGTAATTTGGCCAACATACAATAAAAAAGGACGTTGACAAATTTTAACCAATGACATATCATTTGGTACGCCATGAACTAAACTATGATCCTTAACTAAACCTTCATCTTGAGCATTATGTAATAAAGTACTATTAATAGTATCATCAACATGTACATACTTACCAAGTCCAAAAGTCACACGAGTTTGTTTCTCCAAATCAATAGGAGTTGAATAACCAAATTTTTTAAGTAATTTAGCATTTCTATGTAAAGCTTTGCCTATATCTTGACATGCAGAACCTACTACAGGAACACTCTCTAAATTACACAGAAAATCCCCAGTAGCATCAACATAATCACTGACTGCTAATTTACTTTCCGTTTTACTAACTTGTTCAGTTGATGCATTTGAATCCATTGATGCTGTAAGTGGTGTATACGTAAAACCACCAAGATGTGGATCAATAACACGCGCATAAACTTGAATATTAACAGTTGACGCGGTACCACTAGACATAAGTAGAGGACATATATTATACATTTTAAGCATAAAAAGTGTACGTGGTAAATTTGAATCAACTGTCGTTAAACTTTGACAATCACTAATACTTCGAAAAGGTATAACAAATTTAACGCTTTGATTTTTATTAGCCGAAATTTGAAACCATTCAAACGTACTAGCATTTTGAAATTGCATATAAGCAGCTGTATTTAAAACATTAGGTAATGGGTAAATTACAACCATAACGCGACCATAATGCATAGGAGTACTATTAATACGTATAGTAATTTCAATATCAGGAGCCCACGTAAATACACCTTGTAACTTAGATAACAACATATCAGAATCTGTATTATTTAATAACACATCAGGAAAAGTTATAGAGCCAATAGATGCACCTTGAGTCTGTGCAGATGTCCAACCTGTAGCATAAACTTCTTTTGGTCGTGACAAAAAATTAATAAAATCAATTGAAGCCAGTGGATTATGATAATTAACCGAAGAATTATGAACACCAGTTCTTTCAATTTCATTTTGCTCAACAAAAGTAGTAGTCTTTTGAGTAATCACTTCTTGACCGATCGTTTGTTTGTCCATCTGTGCTCTTAAATTATAAGGAGACTTTCTTTTCTCCTCTTTTAATAGAGGAGTATCCTCCTTTTTAATTGCACTTGCACCAACAATAATCAGGGGTTGATCACCCACAGATTTTTTAATTTTATTGAGCCGAACCTGGTATTCCAATTCAATAACATTATACATATAAGTACGCCACATTAATAATTTCCAATAATTACATTCAACTTTCTTATCAGAAATATTACCAGCACCCGGTACAAATGTACCATCACTCTGGGCATCTAAAGACACAACTTCCTCTTCCTCAATCAATTCAACAACTGGTTGTTCAAGAGGTAAATACGCCTCTTTAGCCATTTCCAATTCTAAAACTTCCATCCAAATGGTTTTAAGATAATAAAAACTTTCAAATACCATTTGTTCTTTTTCTACACTATATCCAAAAGCTTCACGCAATTCAGTACGTACAGCACTAAGAACAGGACGAAATTTTTGAACTAATAATGTCAAAAATTTATTACAACGATTACGAACAATACGACGTTCATCTTCATTTAACCAAAAATCTTCTTCATTTTCTTGTAAATTAAAATTATTTGCTATGCTAAATATTCGGTTGTAGGGATGCATAAAATAACTACAACTATAATAAAGTAAATTTACAGACTTACGTCTCCACTCTCCTCAAGCAATGTTATTCCATCCTTTATACATGGAATCACAAGATCTTGATTCAATTGTGGCATTTTGGAACTAAATTCTGGATACATCAATCCAAAAGCGTAATCATAATAAAATAAATTATGAGCTCCTATTACATAACCTTGTTTTGACAAAATTTGACAATATTTAACAAATACTGCCCTGACCCGGTTAAATTCAACACGACCATAATTGACAAGTTCAATTAGTGTTGAATTAAATCGATTCATCTGATCAGACATATTACTAGGTTCACTTTCACTCCACCTAGCAATTTCCATAACAACATCTTTATCTAATTGTGCCAAATACAAATTATAAGTTTTATGTTTAACAAATCTTCGTTTAAGAAAAGTCATTTCATCAAAACTACAGAAAGGCACTATCTCTGCAGTTTTTAATGCACTAGTATAAGTAAGACCATATCGTCTCATAACTTGAGAATACAATACACCATTAAATTGACTAATTAAACGATCACTAATACATGTATTATCATCATCTCCATAAAACTTTGATTTAATATTCTTATTATAATTTTGGAGATGATTTTCAACAATGTCTAAATATGCTAATCGATGATGAAACATGTTACAATGTGAATTTATATCACTAGTGACCGCGCAACCAGATGGGTCAGCTTGATCAACCTCAATAACATACCGGTCAACAATATGGTAAGTATTGCACAACGAAGCAACTATAGTACGACGTTCCAAATTAAATTCATCCTCATACCACATATTTGCAACATCTGCAAAACTCATCATACTTTGTTGAGATAAAGTCGAATCAAAATTGACTGAATCAATGCACATAAACTTATTACCAATGGTCAACAAATCTTTAGCCATATAAGTCCAGTCGAACGAATTAGGATTTACTCCTATAGCTATCTCACCATTATTAAATGTACTACGTAAAAAGGCAACAAAAGCACCAAAATATTTACGTGTAACCAAAATTAAATCCATTTGACTAACCTGAAAAACTCTAGTTTTACCCAATTTAACTTTTTCAAGTGGACGTGTTTCATCTTTTAATGTGTCTATATAATATGTTTCATATATTTCACCGCGTTGTGCATATTCAATTCGTTTATTATATAATTCTAACAACAATCCTTTCATGGAATAATATGGTTCACCAAATCGATATTCAATATCAAACCAAGGTAACTTTCCATTAGAATTATTTATAAATACATAGGGAAATCCAGGTGAAGTTGACATGTCTAATCCTTTCAAACCAAAAATTCCATTTACAGTCTCTTCATCTGTTAAAACTCTTTTTAATGATGTTTTGGTAGGCCAAGAACATAAACAATCAAAAATATGTTGTACAATAACATCATATTTCCAACGATCAATTAAACTACTATAATTTTGTAACTTAGCCATACCTTTATAAAACGGACTAATAGTTTCACCATCTTCATTAATAAAAGGTGCCAATCGAGCTGGCGCAAAATTATTAGGTCCAAAGTCACCATACATTAATTCTGCAACTAATGAAGGTACAATTCTACTTTTCCGTGGTATAACAACTTTAATCTTACGTTTACCAACTTCAGTTGCCATACCAACAATATTACATTTAATATTTTTAAGATTTTCATAAGATTTAGTACTTGTATCAATTTGTGCATTCATATATTGTGAATCACTAGTATAATATACTAATGGAGCTTCATGATTAAAATGTTGTATAGCGTCTTCAATATCTTCCTTAAATATTGGTGAAGACATCCCTTGTTCATCTTGACCGGCGGTATGCATACCTAAAATGCGTCTACTACCAGTTGAATTATCGATATGCATCAACAACATCCCACAATCACCCATTAACGTTCGACAATTATCATATAAATATCCAGTTTTAACAAAATAACTATGGTTTTTCATTTGTATACCTGATACAATATCTTCACCACCTTCTAAATCATATTGTGCAGCGCTAACACGTACAGAACCAAGTGAAAGACTCATTGGGCGATTATTCCAATCTAAACCATATCTTCGTGAGCGCAATCCATATAAATAACTTCCAGCAAGATTTGGATCATCATTTTCATTAACAAAAAAATGCCATACTTTACGTTTTGCAATTAAATTAGCAACCTGGAAAAATACTATATCATTTTGATGCTCATATTCAGGTTCATATACATTAATCAAATCATAAGGTAATTCCGTACGCATATTATCATTCCAACACAAATAAATTCGAACTTCAATATTTTTCTCTTTACACAAATCAATATATTCATTAATTCGGTGCCAATAGTGACGAGGCATAACAAAAACGTTTCCACCAATGCAAAAGCACCGCATATAATTTTCACTATCAATATAATCATCATCTTTTGGTCGTTTAATATATAATCGTAACGTAGCAAAATGATTAAAAATTATATTTTCAATATCACCACTCTGTTGGTCATAACCTTGTGCGACCATATTAATAGACGGATCATCACCGCCTTGCGCTTTAGTACGATATACTTTACTTTGTTTATTTTTAACTCTTTTAAATTTAACCCTTTGTTTTCGCACAGAACCTTCAGCGCTTTGCGGCTTTAAATGAACAACGATAGTACGCAATAAAGCAAAACCAACAGTCAACATTGACAAAGTAGTAACTACCAAGCTTAATATTTGATGGTTTTTAACAAAATTAATCATCATATTCTTAAACTCAGTCCACATTATAATACTTTTTGCAATTTTACCTCGTAACCAATTTTTATGCTTCAAAGAATTACCATAACAACTCTTATCAAATACGAAATTCGTACTGGATAAACTTGCAAAATCAGACATTAAACACAAATGCATCATATACAATTCACGATCAGACCAATCACAAATACATCCAGCTGCAACAGCATGACGATAATTAAAATATTTTTCAACAAAACCAAAATAATATAAATCATCGCGCTCATCTGGAAATACCCTTTCAACATAATTTTTATATGTATTTAAACATAAACATTCAGCGTCATGAAAAACAACTGGATTATCAATATACTTATTTTTAAAATTTCTATAATTTCTAACAATCCAATTTTCTTGAGTGTTATTATCCATCTGTGCAACCCACTTATTTTGCAAATTATCCAATAACTTAGATTTAAAAGTATTGCATCGTGTAAAATATTGTTTAGCATCTTGTGCAATATAATCTAATGCATCATCAAATGTCATAACCCTACGCAATTGACCAGTAATATTATCCATAAAATGTATAGTATACATATCTTCAGGTATAAAATCAACATGTCTACTACACTTTACACCATTACGTAATTCATTTTCGGCATATGCAATATTAATACCTGGTTTCAAATTATACTTATCGTTTAATATTAATTTAATAACTTGATTACGACGTGCATATAAGTGTTCACCACCTGACCAACATTTTGACGATACAAAATTTTGGCCAACTAAATCACCTTGTGAATTTGAAATGACAATTTTTGATGTAAAATATGCTTTACCTTTTTTATCAACATTAGCCATAGGTAATGGAAAGGGTGCATCATCAACTGCTTGCGTCATTTCATTAATAGCTGTAAATACAGATTCATCATTTGAATAATCTTGCAACCAATCATTTAATTGCATAACTGGTTGTCCATCATACATATCCCACCATTTATCATTAGGATTACGAAAATAAGAATAATTATGTGGATCTTCATATTGCTTACGAAATTCACAAATTCTCATTAATAAATCTACTAATGTTGGTTGTAATAAGGATGATTTTCCTGAACGTGGGTCACCAAAAATATAAACCCAATATGGCTTCAAACGAAACGATTTTACACCACCTTTAATATGGGGTGGAATTTGATCCATAATACCATTTAAATGTTTAACCATAACTCGCAAATAAGGAAAAATTCGACATTTTTGAAAAGTAGAATACTTAACTGCCTTACGCATTAATTCAGCTTCTGCCTCTACAATTTGAATATACAATTCAATAACCCTTGTTGCATCAGGAACACTAATTCGACAATTCTCAAAAGTACCATCAACTAACATTTGTGAATATTTTTCTATCATTTTATCAATACCATCATCTTTCATAATTTTTGGTATCATACCATAATATTTGAATATACGATTACCAATATATTCAACAAGATGACTAACTAATATACATATATATTCATATATTGTTGTAGCAGATTTTAAATATTCAGTAAATATTCGAACTTTATTACTTTTAATAGACATATTTTGATAAACTTGTTTATCAACAGTTGAAAAAGAACCAACAAATAACATTTTGGTTAATTCAAAAAAACTCATTATAATAGAAGAATCATCTGTTTGTGTATCTACTTGTGCACTAAGCACATACTTATTAATTATTCCTTTTACCGCTCGAGTCAGGTTCGACAAAAAAATTGTCGAATTGCCAATTACGTCATTGGGCAAAATAAGAATAAGTAGTGCAGTAACGCTAGACACATCTCGTAAAGTCGTATTAGATAACAAATAACCAAGTGCAAACAGCTTCACTATTGTAACAAACAAAGAAATATTAGATAAACTAGTGTCAACCATATTTAATATTTTTTGTACTATTTCATTAAAATGTTCTAAATTTAAAGCAGAATGTTGCCAAGCAATAGCATTCATATCAGAAGCATCATAAATATTATTAATAACACTTGGTATACGTGTAATCATTTTAATAGTATTAAACATTTGAGCTTCCAAAGTAATAGTATTACTAAAACATTGAGCTTTCATATATTTAATAGATTTACTAACATTAAAATTAG